GCCGTCCGAAGTAGCAACGCTCTCCGACTTAGTAATCAGGATCAAGTTCAATCTGGCCAAGGGAGAGGAATACTACCGCGCCGTCGGTAAGGACCTCATCCTAGCCAGGAAAGCGGTTCCAAAGGGAGAGTGGTATGAATGGCTGGACGAGAACTTCCACCTTAGTATCTCTACAGCCATGTACTATATGAAGATAGCTAGGGGCGAGCGCTCGCGTGTTTTTAAATCCGAGGCACATAAGACGTTACATAGGAACATCAATAAAATAGCTGGTTCGATCAACCTGGCTGCCATGAGCCGGGAGGCTGAGGACAGAGAGGTGGAGCGGAAGCTCCTCCGTTCTCTGTCTGTAAAAATAATCGACATTGGATACAAGGTACTAGCGGCCAAGATGCACCCGGACAAGCCGGGCGGCTCCAAAGAGGCGATGCAGAGGCTTAACGAGGCGAAACGCAGCCTAATGGCGGCCCTATGAGCACCACATCCCTAGCTCTGGTCAAGGTCGGAACCAGGTCAGTATCGGTGAGGGGGTTCACGATTGAGGGGGCCATCGAGCACTTAAAGGAGCACCTAATTAGTAAGGAGAGGTGGTGCTTGGTAGGCTGCATGGCCAACACGATGCTTGGAAGAAACTTTGAGGGTAGCCGGGCCAAGATTCGCCGCTCGGCACGGCTGATATTCAGAACGCTCCTTGAGCGGAGTATTTTCCTGGTGATCTCCTACGACCCTAAAAACCACGGACGCATAGAGGCCATGAAACTCTACCAGGGCGGAGGCCAGGAGACGGAACACGCCCTCCGCCAATTGGAGAGAATGCTTAAGCGTAAGCAACTCACGGCGGACCTTTTTCAATCAGCTAAGGCTCTAGTAGAAACCAATTGAGCCATTAAAAGATGCCAAACGTAACCGGAAAACTAACTCTCAAGGTTGAGAAGGACGGAGGCGTCTGCGCTCTCTGCGGCTGCGCCATACTAAAGGGAGACTTGGTGTATGTGGACCCGGAGATGGGGGAAAAGGAGCACGTCTGCTGTCGCCGGGCCAGAGAGAAACCTGTTGACTCCGGTAACTAGCGGTAGTAGTCTATGGGTATGAGGTATTTGCTCTGGTCGCTACGCTGGTGTTTCTACCTAGTCTCTGCGGCCATTGTGGTGTTCACGGCCTCAGTGCTCTTTGGCCGCCCCCACAAGGGGCCGTTTACCGAGGCTGAGAGGAAGCAAATCCTAGAAGACGGCCGCCACTACGACGACGTTAAAAAGTATTGACTCTACCTAGCCGCGCCCTTCACTTTATGCGGTGCCGCGTTACGGTATCTCAGGAGAGATTGGGAGGGCCTACAGTGCCTTCAAGCACCCAAGGCCGTGCCTCGGGGTTCGTATAGACGTTGAGGACGGAATTCCTGTGTTCCACGTACCTAGAGCCGTAAGCGGCGGCGAGTTGATGAAGGACGACCGACTGAGACGGCCGAAGCCTAAAGGATGGAAGGTGTTCTTTTGATTCAGACCGTGGTTATCGTTCTCTGTGCTTGGCTGGCCCTTTCAGTCTTGGCGGTTGGGCTCTGGGTCTACGCGAAATGGCTGAGCAAGAACTGACACAACGCATGGAAGCTATCTGTGCGCGCATGGAGGCGCTTCTGACGCGCTTGGAGGGTGTGGTGGACTCCTTGTCTCGGGGACCGGGGGAAGGCCTATCCTCCGGCGCGTCGGTGTACACGCCATACACCCCAGAGCAGCTAGAGGCAGACCAGAAGGAAATAAAAGCCTTCATTGAGCAATGGAGAAGTGCGGCCCGAGAGGACGTGCCCGTTGCCGACTAAACGCTACAAGGCCAACTTGGTAGACCGGCACGGGTGGAGGAAACGCCTTGAATTTGAAGGACTATCAGATTTGGAAATCAGACAGATACCTTGCGCCACTTATGCCAACTGCGCAGGACTACAAGGACTCCCATGAAGCCCGCAGACGGCTCGCTACCAAGTAAGTCCTACTTCGGTACCGGGGACATCGAAGCTCCTCAACCCAGGGGCAGTGGGGGAATTGACCCAGAACACGAGAGGGAGAAGTTTCTCCCTAAGCCCTGGGAGTCCTGGGCTGATATCAATGAGAAGGCCTCCCAAGCGTCCCGAGAGAAGAAGGAATGGCTCGCCGAACGTCTTGCCGAAGGGAAGCTACGCACCAAGGGAGAACTCAAGGCCGCCGCCAAGTACCTAGGATGCGACGAGCGAGAAATCCACCGCCAGAAGCTAACCTCCGCCATGCAGGCCCGAGTCGCGGAAATGCTCAAGGCCCTGGCCGCATACCATGTCGCTGAGGCCATGCCCTACCAGGCCGAACTCGCCAAGACGGACGTGGCGAGCTTCGATAAGCTTGCCCGGATCGGGGACGTCTTGAAGTCTCAAGGAGTCCAGATAAACACCCTGAACGACAACAGACGTAACGGCGGGGACGACGAAGGGGACAGACAGTTTTTCCAGAAGTTCCACGAACGCGCCCAAGGGCGTCTAGCTATTGTGGAGGGCACAAATGGAAGAGGAGAATCCGATACTGAGGAAGCTGTACAATACCCGGATACCGTTTCAGAGGCCGGACGGGACGTGGAATGATCCAGACAACGTGGCCTTCTTGATGGGCGGGCCGTACAGAGAGGACCCATCCGAAGATGAGCCTGAACCCGACCCAGAACCAGAGACCACTTAGCGAAGAAGAAGCCGAGCTATACCGAGAGTACAGGTCCAGGGCCAAACGCTCCCCCTGGCTCGCCTACCCCAATTCCTGCGTCCCAGCCATTCTCCCGTGGCACGAGTCCACAGCCAACTACCGAGTCCTCTCGGGACCAAATAATGGCGGCAAGACCACCGCAGGGGCCGCTGACCTCGTTTCCTACTCCACCGGCTATAACCCGATACGCCAGGAGACCTATGCGACGCCGAATATCTGCTGGGCCGTCTGCGTGGAGTACAAGTCGGCAGGCAACGTCATGTTCCGCAAGCTCTCTGAGATGCTACCGAGGAAGGCTGACGGTACCCGTAACTGGAAGCACTACAAACAGGACCATCTCATCGTCCTCGGGAAGCCCTACTACTCGGAAATCGCCATCAAGTCGCAGAAAGAAGGAGAGTCCTCCCTACTAGCAGACCGGTGTACCGCGATCTGGGTCGATGAGGCCGCCGGTGGGGAAACTGGAAACGAGAACTTCGGAGAGCTCCAGGCCCGAGGGCTACCGGACCAACCGCTCAAGATGATGTTCACGCTGACTCCAAAACTCGATATCGGGATCGAGTGGATGCACCGGAAGCTCTGGAAAGACCCGAAGGGCCTGATCCAGCCCCATGAGGACTTCATTGACGGCACCTTCTGCCTGGAATTCGAGCTAGCGGACTGCCTGATCGAAAAAGGTGGCTATATCACCCGGCAGGTCTACGAGGAGAGGCTGGCCAAGACAGACCCGGACGAGGTAGCGGCCCGAATCCACGGACAGTGGACCCCATTCTACATGAAACCCGCCTTCTCATGGGGAAAGCTCATGAAGTGCGCGGAGAGGACGCCCACTCAGAAGAGAGTCAAGTTCAACACCTACGTAGGCGGCAGACCACGGATCGAGGAGACCCAGGATGGACCTTGCAGAATGCAGCGAGAGCGAGAGTCGGCCCACAACTACATCGTTGCCTGGGACCCGGCCTCTGGGCTGGGTAAAGGACACGACCCATCGGCCCTGGTGGTTTTCGACCGTGCCGACCTTTGCCAAGTCTTCCATGCGCGCGCAACGGATGTTGGCCCAGACGAGTTTGCACGGAATATCGCCGTTCCCGCAGCCCAGTATTACAATGACGCCCTGCTCATCGTGGAAAACAACGGCGAAGGTGGTGGTACGGCGGTATCGGCGGTCAAGGAAATCAACGGGCTCAACCTCTTCGTCCAAAAATCCTTCCTCAAGACCACCTCCGAGTATACGGACCGCCTCGGCTGGATCACGACCGAGCAAAGCCGCTACCGAATGATTGACGCGCTCCAAAGGGCGTTGGGAGAGGACAAGTGGACCCCTTCCAAGGACTTGATCGAGGAAATGTCCCACGTCATGAAGAAGCCAATGCCCAGCGGCAAGCACCGAATCGAACACGCAGACGGCTTCCACGACGATCTGGTCATGGCCGCAGGCATCGCACTGGCCGTCCACTACGAGGAGCCGGTCTACGAGTACCCCAACTTCGCGCTACTGAAGCCCCGCTGGGGACCCAGCAACACCTTGACCGAGCTAGCACTCACTTAGGACTTGACATAGGCCACTCGCGCTCGTTACTTAGCGCGCGAAATGGCAGACCTACAACCCTACGGACCCTCTGGCGATACCACAACTACGTCCCAAACTGAAACTCCGGTACCGGACAAAGACCTTCCTGCCTACAAGTACGCTCGCGCCCTCTGCGAGTCGGCCCGCCCCGGTGACGGCTCTAAAGCCAAGACGTTCAAGTCCAACTGGGACTTCTTCCGTGGCAAGAACCAATGGGCGACCCCAGGGAATACAGCCGCCAAGCAGATAGCCGCCGACTCCTTCCGGGGCGTAGTCAACTGGTGCTACTCGGTTATCAAGACCAAGGCCGCCATGATTACCGGCGCCCCAGCCGATGTATTCTGCGATCCCCTGGACGACCAATCGACCTACTTCGAGCGCCTCCAAGTCAAAGCGGTCATTGAGGACGATTTAGCGCGGCTCAACTTCAAGGACGTGAAGAGGGACGCCTATATCTCGGGCTCAGTCACCGGAGTCGGCGTGTCGATCATGACGCTCAAGCCGGACCCGCTGACCGGTGCTATGGCCACAGTGCTCACTCCAGTGCGCTCCGAGGAGTTTTTCAACGACCCGTCTTCCGACTCCACCCGCTCCCCCAACTGCCGGTTTGTTGTCTGGGAACCGGAACTGGATATGTCCACCATTCGCCAGATGTGGCCGTCGAAGGCGGCAGAGGTAAAGCCTGACATTCGCCAGGTCACCGGAGGATTCACCTACAAACCGGACCGCACCGACGACAACCTGATCTACGGCACGGCGGGCGAGTACACGGTGGACAAGCAAAACCGGCTCAATTCCAGGAAGGCCAGAGTCTCCTTCGTATGGGTCAAGGAAGAGGAACTAATCCAAGACCTCCACGAAGTGCTCATCAAGGAGGCGATCCAAGGGTACCAGTGCTCTACTTGCGGCGCTCTCTACGA